GTTGCCACGATGTCTTCTCAACAATATATCCGCGATGAGGCAGATGCTGCGGCCCTGGCTAATCAGCAGGCAGCCCAGGCGGAGCAGGAAAGATTAGCTGCAGAAGAAGCAGCGGCTGCACAAGCAGCAGCTGATGCCCAAACCGCAGAAGAAGCTGCAATCGCTGCAGCCGAGCAAGAGCGTGTTGCTGCAGAAAAGGCGGCGGCAGATGCTGCGACTATTGCAGAAGCTGACCGCATTGCTGCAGAGATGATGGCCGAGCAAGAAGCTGCGGCAGCAGCAGCAGCCCAGCAAGCAGCGGCTGCAGAAGCGATGGCTGCACAACAAGCAGCCGAAGCAGAGTCACAGCGTTTAGCTGAAGAAGCAGAAGCTCAAAGGGTTGCAGACCTTCAAGCCAGAATTGATGCAATGGAAGGACGCTTTGGCGGCTTTGAAGGACGCTTTGGCGGCTTTGACCCAGCCACTATACGAGCCAACATTGCAGCTGCTGCAGAAGCGGCAGAAGCTGCTAAGGCCACAGCAGCAGCTAATGCTGCAGCGGTTGAAGGCATTCCCGCAGTAGATCCAGACATTCAGGCTCGAATAGAAGCCCTGCAAGAGCAGTTTGGCGGATTCAATAATCGCTTTGGTGGTTTTGACCCTGCAGCTATCCAGGCTAATATTGCAGCAGCTAAGGCTGCAGCGGATGCTAATGCTGCAACTATTGCAGAGACTCCCTCAGTAGATCCTGCGCTCCAGGCTAGAATTGATGCAATGCAAGGTGAGTTAGGTGGATTTGGTCGTCGGTTTGAAGGATTTGATCCAGCAGCCATGCAGGCAAATATAGCAGCAGCTAAGGCTGCAGCAGACGCCAACGCCGAGGCAGTATCATCTATCCCTAAGTTTGATGACGGTGACATACAAAAAAGAATCGCTGATTTAAGCGGGCGAGTTGGGAGTATCCCACAGTTTGATCCCAGTGATATTCAAGCAAGAATAGATGCTCTGTCTAATCGTGAGATCCCGCAGTTTGATCCCAGTGATATTCAGGCCAGAATCCGTGATCTTGGTGGCAGGGTAAACAATATCTCTGAGCGCGAGATCCCCAGGTTTGATGACAGCGCTATTCGCCGGCAAATAGAAGACCTTAGATCAACAATCCCTACCGGTATACCAGCTGCTGAGGTTCCACCTATGCTACCTGGAACCGGCACAGTACCAGGCGTCAAGATAAACACCGACACATTACCAGGCAATTTAACTGGTATAGGTGGCGGTAGAGCTACGCCATTGCCGAAGACAAGAACAAGGCAAACGGTTAAGACTCCACCGCCACCGACAAGAACAATTATGCCGGTTAAGTCGAGTCCTGCACCTACACCTGCACCATCCGGTGACTTCCAGTCAAATGTTGACTTTATGAACCAGATGGCTACGAAGAACGCCCAGGTAGGATCAGACGGCCAGGCGGTAATGCCTAGCTTTAGTTATGACCCAGCAACAAACGAATATGTCCGAGATTCTTCGGCCTTTGGTTTGACGGGTGACGCGGCTCTTACTCGGTTTAGTCCTGAAGAGTTTCAGCAGGAGTTTGGTAGAACCTTGGCAAAGCAAGGCGCTCCAGCACCAGCACCAGCGCCTAAGCCCCCAAGATCAGGGCCTAAGCCTAAGCCCAAGCCCAAGCCCAAGCCTAAAGCGCCACAAGCTCCTAGAACAGGGCCTAAGCCTAAAGTAATAGTAGACCCCGTGAAGCCAAAGAAAAAGGCTGTTCCACGAGGCAGAGTAACTGATAAACGAACGAGACGAGGAAGAGGACGATAATATGCCAAACGTAAATGGAAAAAAATTCCCGTACACCACAGCGGGTAAAGCTGCAGCTAAGAAGGCTATGGGTATGAAAGATGGCGGGTCTTCTACTGGCAGGATGAAAAGATCAAAAAAAATCTCAGAAGAAAGGGCTAAAAAGCGAGAAAAGTTTCTTACGAATAATATGGGCAGAGAGTCTGGAGCTGCTTTTACTATGAGAGAAATTGAAGCTCAAATGGCCAAAGAGCTTAGAGGGGAAAGTGGCGCTATGGTGACTAAGGCTGAGATGAAGGCTAAAAAGAAAGCGCACGGATTCAAGATGGGCGGAGCTGCCACCAAAAACAAACGAGCTCCCTCAAGCAGCAACTGTGGCTTGTACGGAAGAGTGCAGGGCAAGATGGGCGGTGGTAAGATGAAGCCTATTGGAATGAAGGGCGGCGGTATGCCTAACATTGGAAACAACTTGCGGAGACCGTAATGGCTGTAAGCGGAACTAAAACATTTGAGCTCGATGTAGCTGAGTATGTAGAGGAAGCATTCGAGCGATGCGGCCTAGAGCTGCGTACTGGTTACGATCTCAGGTCTGCTAACCGCTCTTTAAACCTTATGTTGGCCGAGTGGGCAAACAGGGGATTAAACCAGTGGACTGTTGCCCAGAAGGTTCTACCTATGGTTGCCGACACGGTGCAGTATGATATAGATGCCACGAATCCAACGGCAACTATTGATGTGCTTGATGTGTTTATCAGGGAGACCCTGGGTAACCAGCAGACTGATGTTCCTCTCAGTAGAATGTCCAGGGCAGAGTATTCTAACCTGGCGACTAAAGCCACGACTGGTAAGCCTAACCAGTTTTACATAAACAAAGTTTTGAGCCCCACCATTACGGTTTGGCCGGCGCCTGACAAGAACAGCACTTACACTGTTTACTGCAACGTGCTGACCAGGATGGATGATTCTGGCGCAGGTGCTAATACTTTGGATCTCCCTTTCCGGTTCTATCCGTGCCTGGCAGCAGGACTGGCTTATTACATGGCCATAAAGAAAGCACCGGAGAAAGTAGGAATGCTCAAGCAGATGTATGATGAAGAGTTTCAGCGAGCGCTATCGCAAGACGAAGAACGCGCCTCGTTTAGAATCGCTCCTGATCTGCGCGGGTATAACATTGCCTAATGGCCTTTGCATCTAACAGAAGAGCATACGGAATCTGTGACATAACAGGATTCCGCTATAGACTCAAAGATATGAAGAAGACCTGGGACGGCCTGCTGGTTGGACCAGATCAATGGTCTCCTAAGCACCCCCAGCTTATGAGAAAGCCGAGCCCAGTAGATCCCCAGGCTTTAAAAGAATCCAGGCCAGATCCTTCGTCGGACGGCCATGACAACACTGTCTTTACCATGTACACGAATGTGGGCGATGGTATTTTAGGTACAACTTTGCAAACATTTGCAATAAGTGCTAATGTAGGATCTGTGGAGGTAACTACATCATGAGCTTTACATTAGCGACTTTGAAGTCTACGGTTCAGGACTATTTGCAGGTAAATGAAACCACGTTTAATGATAACCTGGATGAATTTATCAGAGAGTCTGAGGATCGAATTTTCTCTATGGTTCAGCTGCCTGAGCAGCGCAAGAACGTCCAGGGGGTGGTATCGCAGAACAACCGCTTCCTGGCGACACCTACAGACTTTTACGCGCCTTTTTCTTTGGCGGTTATTAAATCAAATGTGTATTCGTATTTGTTATTTAAGCACCCGTCATTTATTAAAGAGTATAGCCCCAATTCAACTGTTACTGGAACGCCCAAGTATTACAGCCTGTTTGATGACAGCGCATTTGAACTCTCACCGGTTCCTGATGCAGCAGATACAATCGAGCTACACTACTTGTATAAGCCAGCTTCTTTGACTCAAGGTGCCGAATCAGGCACTACGATATTGTCAACGAAATATAGCGATGCGTTGTTGTACGGTACTTTAGTTGAGGCAGCAGTTTTCTTAAAAGAGACTCCCGATGTAGTAGCCACCTTTGAGACCAGGTTTAAAGAAGCCTTAGCTCGCATGAAGAATGTGAGTGAGGGCCGAGAGACCAGGGATGAATATAGGTATGACTTACTACGCACGGGTGTCACTTAATGGAAAGAATAAAAGAACTTAAAGGTAAGAAAATTGCAATACTCGGACTAGGCGCTTCACAGATTGATTTTGTGATTGGCCTGGAGAACTCTAAAGAATGGGATGAGGTTTGGGTTATTAACTCAGCTTTAGCCGCATTTAATTATGATAGAGTTTTTATGATGGATCCTCCTACCAGGTATCTGGATTCTGAGGATGCAGGCAATCAGACTGATGTAATGCGTAAGCTGTTACCTTTAGTGACAAAGCCAATTTACTCCTGCGTCCTGGACGAGAGAGTACCTGCCATTGTTGAATATCCTTTAGCTGAAGTAGCCACCTCGGCAAAATGCGCCTACCTGAACACCACCGCTGCCTATGCCATTGCATTTGGTTTGTGGAACAAGGTTGGCCAGATGGACCTATTTGGCATGGACTTTAGTTATAAAGAGAATATTCACTTTGCTGAGGCAGGAAGAGCCTGCCTGGAGTTTTGGATATCTAAGTGCATATCTGAGGGAATCGCTATAGGCGCCTCACCCAGGTCAACGCTTCTGGATAGCAATGTCCCTATTACTGAAAGGCTGTACGGCTATCACCGGCTGGATGATCCCATGGTTGCTATGCCTAGCCCAGATGGAGAGTGGGTGTTATGCCCAAGATCCATGCTGCCTGGCATGATTAAAAAGCACGACCTGGAAACCATAGAAATGCCTAAAGCACCGGAGCCATATAAAGGATGATTAAGGATACCATTGGTTTAAATATGGGGCAGATCACGGTTGAAACGACTAGCAACCGTGGTCATGCCCCTGAGTTTTGGGCTGAGCAGACTACAAATAGAATTTGTGGTATATCTGAGCAGGCGTCTCCTCATATAAAAGAACAGGCGTTTGCTTTCCGAAACGCAGTTTATAATGTAATATTAACAGGCATGAGAAGCGCAATCGCTTCGGATCGTGTTACAGTGTCCAATAAACTAGAAGAAATTGGCCACGGTGACGTTGCCAAATTTTTAAAGGAGCTGTGACGATGGCTATATCTTCAGCAATATGTACGTCTTTCAAGCAAGAGCTGCTTGTGGGTACGCACAATTTTACTAACGGGGCTAACAGTTTTAAGTTAGCGCTATACTCTTCTTCGGCTAACCTGGGCGCGGCTACAACCGCCTTTACTACAACAGGCCAGGCTAGTGGGACTAACTACTCCTCCGGTGGATCTGCGCTTACTAACGTAACGCCATTCGCTACAGGCACTACTGCCGTGTGTGATTTTAACGATCTCACTTTTAGCAATGCCACAATTACCGCCAGGGGCTGCTTGATTTATAACGATACTCAATCAGATAAAGCTGTTTGTGCTGTGGACTTTGGTGGAGATAAAACCTCCACTGCTGGAGACTTTACTGTTGTCTTCCCAACGCCAACAGCAACAGGCGCGATCATTCGACTAGCGTGATAGCTGATGCCGCTATCAAAGATAGAGTTTCAGCCTGGCATAAATAAAGAAGCCACCGACTACAGCGCTCAAGGCGGCTGGGTTGATGGCAATCTTGTGCGATTTAGAAAGGCTCGTGTTGAGAAAGTAGGCGGCTGGCAACAGCTTGGCCAGAATTACTTTCTTGGTTTAGGCCGTGCGCTGCATAGCTGGATCTCCCTGGGCGGCACCAGGTTCCTAGGAATAGGGACCACCTGGAAATACTATATTGAAGAAGGTGACGCTTACAATGACGTTACCCCCATTCGCCTGGTTACTTCTGCCGGTGATGTAACCTTCGCAGCCTCCAATGGCTCCTCTGCTATTACCATTACAGATACTGCCCACGGGGCGGTGACAAATGACTTTGTTACCTTTAGTGGCGCAGCCTCTTTAGGCGGCAACGTAACTGCTGCCGTTCTTAACCAGGAATATCAGATCGCCCTGGTAACCACCGCCAACGCTTATACGATAGTCGCAAAAGATACCAGCGGCACTACTGTTACAGCAAATGCCAGTGACTCTGGCAATGGCGGATCTAGTACCGTGGGCACCTATCAAATAAACGTGGGCTTGGATACATATGTAACCAGCACAGGTTGGGGTATCGGGACCTGGGGCAATGGCGCCTATGGTTCGGCTAACGCCATATCTGCAGTGAATCAGCTGAGACTATGGACGCACGATAACTTTGGTGAGAACTTAATAATAAACCCCAGGGGCGCGGGCATATACCGTTGGGTAGAGAATAACGGCGTTGCCGTTGAAGCGAAAAATCTTTCCACTGTCAGCGGTGCTAACCAGGTTCCAACTGTTGGGCTGCAGGTTATCACCTCAGAGACAGACCGGCACCTGGTAGTCCTTGGCTGCGACCCTGTTAGTGGCAGCACCAGGACCGGCATTATTGATCCTATGTTAGTGGCATTCTCTGCGTCAGAGAATGAGTTAGAGTTTGAGCCCCTGCCAACCAATTCGGCAGGTGATGTGAGGTTGAGCTCTGGTTCCTTCATTGTCGGGGGATTAAAGTCCAGGCAGGAGATCCTTATCTGGACTGACACCAGCCTGTACAGCATGAACTTTATAGGACCGCCATTGACGTTTGCGGTCAACCTGGTCAATGAGGGTGCAGGATTGATGGGACCCAAGGCTGCAGTAAATGCGCCGAGTGGGGTATTTTTTGCGTCGAAGACAGGATTCTATATATATACAGGTGCAGTCAAGAAACTGCCTTGCAGCGTGCAGGAATATGTATTTGAGGATCTGGACCTGGAGCAGGCGTTTAAATGCCACATGGGTTTAAACTCTGAGTTTGGTGAGATGTGGTTCTTCTACCCATCAAAAGAAGATGCCACCGGAGAGATCAGCAGGTACGTTATTTTTAATTACGAAGAGAACACCTGGTCCATTGGTTCCCTGGTCAGATACTCCTGGCTAGATGCAGGTATTGAAGACCTTCCCTTGTCTGCGGCGCAGTGGTATGGACAGAGCCTGGTGTTTGAGCATGAGACTGGCTATAACGATAACAACACAGCAATGACCAATGTGTTTGTGGAATCGGGTGATACCGCGATTGGTGACGGAGAGAACTTCTCCTTTGTGAAGCAGATCATACCTGACGTTGCTTTCATTAGTGATGGCACCTCAAGCAATAACCCCGCAATGAATATAGTGTTGAAAAGCAGGGACTACCCTGGTCAAGATTTAACCACTAATTCCACCACCCAGGTTACTGAAACGTCCACATACAATAACGTCAGAAGCCGCTCTCGGCAGTTGGTATTTAGGTTTGAGTCAGATGATGACTCTGCATCTAACGATCAACTTGGATACAAGTGGAGGCTGGGCTCGACCAGGATTGACATTCAACCAAGTGGTCGTCGAGCGTGAGTAGGTTGCTGGAGACCAGGCTACCCCTGGCTATTGGCGGAACTGGCTCGGAAGTTGATGTTGAAACATTCAACCGTTTGGTGCGAGTGTTAGAAATAAATCTCGGTTCTGTCGATTTTACAATATCCCCACACTTTAACTCAACACAAATTAGTACCCTTCAGTTTGCAACGGGTGCTATAATCTTTAATACAACTAACCAAATACACCAGGCTTTTGATGGAAATGCTTTGCGAGACTTGTATTCCCACCAGACCTATCCAGCTGGTCAGGCAATAAATTCCGGCTTGGGAACTGTAACGGTGAACACGCCATGAATATGAAATTAGAAGACCAGTTATTTGCCAGCCTTGAGGCTCAGCCCATGAATATGGGTGGACCCGTTATGAGGATGCAGGAGGGCGGCTCAGTGCCATCCGCTGAGCAAATGGCCTTAATGAGCCAGGCCCAAGAAGCTGTCATGGAACAAGAAGTTAGTCAAGATCCTAATGCCGACATTGCAGCAGCCATCGAAGAGATGATGATGCAAGCTCAGGCGACAGACGACCCCACTGAACGAAGAACTTACGAACACTTAGCTGAAGCCGCTATGGTTGGAGCAAATGCTCCCATGGCTGAGCAGGCTATTGCTTTGGCTGCGGAAGGTCGTGGCGATGATACTGCCCTGGCGCACCTCCGACCAGGTGAGGTGGTTCTTCCCCCTGAAGCATTCGAGGATGAAAACTTTGAGCGTGCTGTGCAGCAGCGGTTTGAAGAATTAGACATTGACCCGCACCAGGCTGTTGTTGGTTTAGGCATTGCCTCATTAAACCCAATTACTGGCCTGGAAGAATTCGGCTTCTTTAAGAAGATAGCTAAGGGTGTCAAGAAGGTTGTTAAGAAAGTCGTTAAGCCCCTGGCTAAAGTGGCTCAGTTTATACCTGGTCCCTGGCAGCCTATCGCCGCATTGGCAAACAAAGCGTTCACTGTTTATGACGTAGCTAAAGGTAACATTAGTCCGCTTAACCTTTTAACTGTTGCAGGTCCTGCAGCAACAGGCGGCAGTATTGGATCTAATATATCTAATATAACCAAGGCCGGTGGCGGCAGCTTTATGAGCGGCATTGGCGCAGGTCTTAGTGGGACCGGTTCAGCTATAAGTAGTGGCATAGGAAGTTTGGCTTCCAATCCAATGGAAACCATCTTTGGCGGAGCGGGCGGCACTAAGGGCATACCTGGATTATTAAAGACCGCAAGTTACTCTGGCGAAGCATTAACTCCTGGAGTGGTTGGCGGAGCAGGGTCTACCGTATTCCGTCCAGGCTCTTTACCTGGCGC